GCACAAGGCGGATTAAAAACGCAAGCTGACGATGTTTCGGAAGAGATATATGACGTTGATACTCAAGCTGCTCAAAGAGCAATAGATGAAGCTGAAGACGCCACTATGTACACAGAGGTAGATAATCCTGCTTATGCAGTAAAACCTTTGTCTGAGGCGCAGACTGCCGGTGAGTTGTGGACAGGATTAAAAGGGTCATTACGCCAATTTTACAATGACAAACTTACTGGTGTGTCAGATCGTCTTGGTCGTGAGGTTAGCGAGGACGTCAGAGGTCGTTACCAAGCAGCAGACGAGACTGCACTACGCATCGTCAACAAAGATCTTGATGGGTTATCGGAAGAGCTAGTCCCTGTAATTAAAGCAATTAATGAAAGCACTAGAGCAAAAGGCGTGTTGTTGGATTTTGCCGCAGGTAAGCTTGGAAAGAAATTTGATGACTCATTAGCTCGCCTTGAGCGCGAGTTAGCTGACGATCTAAATGCTGAGCATATGAGTACGCTAAAGCGTTATCTTGGTTATAGCGCTAAGAAAAATAGTGAGCTAAATAAAAAAGTATTTGGCGCTAGTTTTGGTGACATTACCTACTTGCATACTCGCAATAGAGGATATCGAGACAGGTTAAAGCAAGAGGGGATGACTGACTCAGAGATTGAAAAAATGTTTGAGGATCCTGCCTTTGAACAGCGTACTCGTGGATCGTATCTTGATGAGTCAGACTCAAAACGTCCTGACCCTACTGAGTATGAAAACCCAATTGTTTCTGATATGCGGCGCATATTTAAAATGCAGCGACTTGCAGAAATACAGCGCAAGTTTGGAGTTCGCATTGATGACTATAAAGCTGGGCCTCGGCGCGAAAGAGCAGTAGAGCAGTCATCATCTGTTATCGAAAGAACCGGAGAGATGGCTACTGATCCTTTTTTGTTGACAAGCAATCTGCGCAAAGCGTCAACAGATGCGTTGACTCCTGACGAGTTTATGGACGCATTAAAGTTTACACTTAAGAAAAAAGGAATTAGTGAAGACGGATCTGAATTTGCTGTACGAGAAATAACTGAAGCACTTATGGGTCAAGCTAAAGCACCACACCCATTAATCCAAGCTGCAAATTCCCTGGCGTATGCGCTTACGCTTGCAGGCCCACTGTCTGCTGTATTAAACCTAGCTGATATTCCTTTAGTTGGGGCTAAGTACGGTGGCAGCGCAGTTCGTGAAGGCGCAAAAGCTGCGGTTCCATCAAGATTTAAAACTGTTCCTAACGCCGATCTAAAAAAGATGGGCCTTGATAACCAAACATTTGGAGAATTTGTAAACATCATAAACGATCAGGCTAGTGATGCTTCAAATTGGATGGTAACTACTGCAGAAAAAATGCGGAACACTGCTAACTTCTTAATGAAAGGCTCTGGCTTTGCTGCTATGGATCGTGTTGGTAAGCAAGGTGTTATGCGTGGGGTTCTTAAAAGCGCATCTGATGACGCTCAAGCTGGCACACTAGCGGACAATTGGAGCTTTTATTTTAATAAGGGAGAGCTAGATATACTGTCTAGCCAGCTAAGAAAGCATGGAGAAGATTGGACAAAGTACACAGGCAAGGGCTCAGAGTTAATTGAAGAGCTTATGTTTGCGGGTCTTGGTCAGCAACAATTAATTAGCGCAGCAGGAAGACCATCCGCATGGGCGCGACACCCTAACCTTCGCCCATTGTGGGCGCTCAGAGGATTTGTAGTAAAGCAGCAAGCCCTTGCGCTTCGAGAGGTTATGGGAAACATTAAAGCTGGAAAACCAGAAAAGGCTGCAGAGTTTTTAGGCCGATATGCAGTGTATGGTGCTGGGGGATATGCGGCTATTAATGAAGGCCGGCAGTTTATTTTTGGCGATGGAGAGGCATCATTTGGTGGTCTTGCCAGGGGATATGGAGATGCATGGGCTTCATTGCTGACTGCTAATACTCTGGGTCTTAATGACTATCAATTTGGAAAGATTAAGCAGAACGGTCTTATGCTGACATTTGCTCAAGGACTGTTGCCAATAACTGTTACTAGGCCGTTTGATATTGCTGGCACAACAATTGGAGTTGCTGACAGAGAGTATCCCGTGGCTCGCCTTGCCTCAGAGGTTCCTTTAATTAGAGACATTGGCCGCACTGGCAGAAATATTGGCGAGCGATTTGAGATTGATCCACTGCAAGACTTTGGCGGAATGATGACTCAAAAAAGATTGCCGCAAGAAGACTAGTCCCAGCTTTCAAACTCTAACCAACCTGCAATACCAGCCGCTCTGTCATTCTCCAGGCGAGCGGCTTCAGCTTTGTAATGCTTAGCTACTTGCTTTTCTTCCTTTACCATGCGCTTGCCCAGCATAATATCCTCGACCTTCTCCCTAATTAACTCCAAGGCTCCTTCGCCGTAGGTGTCTATGTAGTGTCGATAGAAGTAATCAGGATTGCTGCCAAACTTCTGATGGCATCCGTAACAGTGGGCAAAAGCATTGAGGGCATCATAACGAATACCTTTCTTGGCTCGGCTAAAGTAATGTGAGCAGTGCAATCCCTTGCTGTTTTCTTCGTACTTTGCCCCACATCCTTGGCAATAGAAATCATTTCGCAGCCTAACGCAGCGACTAAACCAATGGTCGGCAGGAGTTCTTTTGATTCTCACTTAAGTTGATCCTTTAGCGATTGAGGAAAGGGAACGTAGACGCCGCGATGCTCTGACAGCCATCGAACCAGCACCTCAGCAGACTCGCTTAGTTCGCGCACCGTCAGCTTAGCAGTAGAGTTCTTTTCATACATAGACTTAATGACAGGTTTATAAAGCATTTCTTTTACTAGTACATCTGTAAAGGGGATCTCAAGCGTATCACTGTATGGATGCTTAACCCAATCTCCAGCATCATTTAGCCTGTCTGCAATCTGGCGAAACCACATATGCATGGCTCCGTTCTGCCGCTCAGTTCTATTCTCTTCTCTAATCTTGTAGGTTAAAACTGTTCCGGCTTGAAACTGATCCTTGATAAAAGCAATAAAAAACTCTGCCTTTTCTTTGCTGTCTACCATCCATCGATGCGACATAGCACTCCCCTAATGCATCTTGTAATATTTTTCTGTGATCTCTAATTCAGTAAGCAAGCTAGCTAACCATAAATCATAGAAGTCTTCTAGGGGCATATCGATTGTAAGACCATCTGGGTATGTATCCGTGTATACATCTGTTTGCTTTTCATTCTTAAGGTTTGTTGTTGCGCCACCAACGGTTGACGTTAGCAGCACTGCATTACCGTTCGGCAACTTTACGCCAATTAAAGGGATCACTCTCTGGGCCTCACTGTCACTCTGCCAATCTCGCCATCTATCTTGTCATAGGTAATTACTTTAGCACCTCTGCGGGAAACCCATCCACCCCTGGCAGCATATGCGTCACGGCCACTTAACGTAGGATGCATTTCTGCAATAGCGCCACCGTCTTCAATCAAACGCTCATGATGATAGTGGCCGGTATGAATGTAAGTGTAAGTAGCTTTGCCCCACATCTCTCGGAAACGTGGCTCACTAGCAAACAACTTATGCAGCTGCGCTAGCTTTACTTTGTGACCGTGGTGAAACGCCAGCATTGTTTTTCCATGAAGATAAGCGTAATACGGAAACTCATTGTCAATTACCTCTAATCTTTTTTCATCAGAAAATAGTTGTTTAATGTGCTTCCTTAACCAGATGCTTCCAGAGATGTCGTGGTTTCCTTCGGCAGAAACTACCACCACTTTATTAAATTTTCTTAGCATCATCCTTACTGCTTCAGACATAACTGACATAGCTAGCTCGACAAGCTTCCCGTATCGCGTGTCAGCATCTAGTATATGTCCAGACTGAGGGGTCACGCTAAGGATTCCATCCCAGTGCAGAAAGTCTCCTAGCTGACAAAGAAACCCTGTGCCGGCTTTAGGCGCAGCATCAATCATATCGCTAACAGAATTAAGGAATACATCTCGCGCTATCTTTACGTTCCAATCGTCTCCTGTTTCCGCCTCATAAGCATACATGCCTAAATGAAAATCAGTGATAGTTAATAGAGAGATTAGATTATCGTCGTAGGCTTTTGGTGCGGGGGTAGGTGCAAACTTAGGCAGTCCTTCTAACGCAGACTCCAGCCTTTCAATAAGTATCTCAAACTGGCGCTGCTCATCAGTCTGTGATTTAACCCATTGGCGCACCGGACTTCCGTCCTCATCATAAAAAGTAGACACGCCCTTAATCTTATGTCCGTCAGGTACAGGGTGGTGCCAATCATTGTCGGGACTGTAGCCCCTCCTAACTGCCTTGGATTTAACTGCTTCTATATGATCTCTTACAGTGCTTCGAGCCATCCCAGTTTGAACAGACGCAGCGCGTTGGGACATTCCTTGAACAAAACAAAGAGTAATTACTTCTGCTTGCTTTTCGGTTGAACAAAACTGCAATAATGGATGACTCATAATAATTCCCCCAGCCGTAACCGACTGATTTTATTTTTGTTTTTTAATTGCTTCTAACAATAACCGGCGATACTCAGGTAAGGCATCTTCTTTTTCAGTCATTGACTCAATAAATTTATATAACTGCCCTTCAATTAATCTATGTCGCATTAACTCTACTGCCATGGCGCGCTGCTGGCTTGGCAGCATTGACTTCCAATGGTACTTTTGGGTTACAAATAGCTCCAATACACGATCATCTACATGCTCAACAGTCATTAAACCACTCCTTTTTTAGTTTGCCCAGGATGCCCAGTTTGCCCAGTTTGCCCAGAAAGTCCAGCAGGCCCATGTTTTACGGGGCCAGTTGGCTCAACCCGCCCCCTAAACTATGGGCATTGGGGGCATTGTGGGCATTGTGGGCATTCTGGGCATTAGATATTTGCGTTCCAAGAATAGAACTTCTTGCCATGCTCGCCTCGGCGCTCTAATTTTAAATGGTTTCCCTTTAAAAGATCGATGCAGTTTCTTAAAGTTTTGCGCGAACAGGCATTGGGGTTTACATCATCATCGTTGAGCATAGAAAACAAATCACTTTGAGAAAATGTCTTGTTGTTTTTCATGACGCTGCTAAGAAATACAAACTCATCTTCATACCTAGACAGCGCCCTGCCTATATTGACCTGCGCTCTTTGTCGGTGCTTAAGATCTGCAATGTCATCTGCACTCATAAACTTTACTGAGTCTACAGACTCTTCATAGTCAATTAGCCCTGATGTCTGCTTGTACTTAAAGCCGCCCTCAAAGCTAACCTGGCTCCTATCCTTTTCATTAATTACTAATAGCTCTTGGTATGGAGCAAACTTATCATTCAGAGGGTCAAGGCCGAACATATTATCTACGTCAGCCTTTAGATCTCCCACGCCCTCATATACTAGTCTGCCATCCATTGTTCTGTGCTTGTTGCAGTGACCCAGTAATACCACTGTCCCGCCTGCTGCAGCAAACTCTCGGAAAACGTGCAAGATTTCTCGCATATCAGCCTTGTTTAAAACTGGGGCAAACTTCTTAAGGGTATCGCAAATAATAATCTTGCCATCAGCCTCGCCTTCCATTCTTATCGCATTTAAAAAATGCAAGGCGTCACTTGTATTGCGAAGACTTGGGTCAGGTGAGTTTGCGAGAGTCACCATAGTAATTCCATGCTTGCCACCTAGCTTTGCTTTTTGCAACACGCCTTTGGCCCCGTCATCCTCATTGAAGTAGATAACATTAGACCCACTGATTAAGTTATTTCTTATAGATTGAAATAGATTTCCTAATATCCAAACAGTTTTACCTGCGCCGCTTGGAGCATAGACTAAGGTGACTGTCCCTGTGGTTATCATTCCTGGGATTACATCTCGCTCTTTTAAAAGCCGATCTTCTAACTCTTTAATTCTTCCGTTGATAGAAGCGTTACGCAGCCTGCTGAGAGAAGATACTGGGCTGGGGTGAGCTACCCCATTGGGTTTTGTTTCGTTTAATACAGGGCCATTGAGAGCCTGTGAGGGGGTATTAGCTAATTGACTTTCTTCAAGACAATAGGCAGCCCAATCGTCTGACATAGAACACTCCTTTTTTGAGGGGGGAAACCTTACAACTGTGACTCAACTATGCTTACTTGTCAACAACTATCATTAACTTTATAATGTTTGCAAAGGTTGACATTGTTTGAATGAATGACTACAGTAAAGGAAATCAACAAAGGAGAATCGCAATGTCTGAAGAGAAAAGCAAGCTGTATGAAAACTTGTTAAACGCTCAACGCCACCTATCACATGCTACTGCATCTGCTACAAACCCGCACTTCAAGAGCCAGTACGTTCCTTTTGAGGCGCTGTGGGATTATGCCAAAGAAGCATTGAACGAGCGTGGCATTTTGATTCAGCAGATTAGTCATGAGTGTGAGGTTGGCGCATGTATTGAAACCATCTTGATTGGTTACGGTGAAACATTTGGCACCGGCAAGATGATTGTCAGAGCAGACAAGCCGACAGCACAAAGCTTTGGAAGTGCCGTGACATATGCGAAGCGATATAGTTTATCAATGGCATTAGGCATTGGTGCGGACAAGGACGACGATGCAAATAAAGCAGAGTCAGGAACTAAAAGAGCATGGTAGAAACCTATGAAGAATTCCTTGCATACATGGAGTCTGTTCGGGATAACTTTGATTTTGTTTACGATGTTAAAGCAGCCGTAGCAAATGAAGAGTGGGATCTTCTTAGGTCTGTCATCGAAGACGCACCTAACAGTGTGAAGGAGGTGTTAAATTTAGCGCCGTCGAAAGGCGGAATCTTTACGACCTATGAAAACAAGGTCATGAAAACCAATCCAAATAGGAATAGAAGATGAGTGAAGATAAAAACTTTGTTAATGGAATGATTATTAAACTGCCAGATGAAAAAGCTCCTGACTTTGTAAAGCTGAAGCTGTCATTAAAGCTAGATGAGTTAGGCCCGTGGATCTCTGCTCAGAAAAAAGAAGATCCTTCTATGGAGTGGATTAACATTGAGATTAAAGAGGGCCGATCTGGCAAATGGTATGCTGAACGCAACATGTGGAAGCCAGAAGCTGTGCCGCAGCCAACACCAGCGTCATCAGGTGATGACATTCCTTGGTAATAAATAAATTATGCCCCGCTAGTCGGGGCTTTTAAGGAGAGACAATGAGCGCACAGCCTGAGTACCTTTACTACCGAGAGTTGTTTAGCATCTTTAAGGCATACACTACGCCTAAATTAATGAAGGTCTTGGATTCGCAAGGGATCAAATATTTTACTGATGCCAAGGGCAAGCCATTCACCACCCGCGTTGCCATCGAAGGGGCATTAGGATCTGAGAACATCGTCCCATCTACCGTGTCGGAAAGCCCTGCGGAATCGGCAACATCGCTTAGCTAGATAGGGGTCGCAGGCATCTAGCCCTGCGGTTACAACCTGCAGGCTAGTGCCATCGGGAGGTAATATGAAATGGAAAGCTGATCAAATTGGCGGCAGCCATTACAAATCTTTGAAGATTCAACCGCTCGAGTATGCGTTGCAAAACAATCTTGGGGTCTGTGAACATGCTGTAGTTAAATATGTTTCAAGGTGGAAAACTAAAGGTGGCATAGAAGACCTTAGAAAAGCCCGCCATTACATTGATATTCTTATAGAAAGAGAGGTGGAATAGAGCAGCGATTGTGACCACTGGGCGCTGCCAACCAGCTCAATCAGGGTAGGAGTGGAAACCCCTGGTCAAGGCCGAGTGTACTAACAATCAGGATTGAAGTCATGCCACTCTTGTGACTCGTCTACATCACCTGCGTTCCGCTCAGTCCAGAGTTCCCAGCACACATCACAATATCCATCGTCGTCTATAAACCCAGACTCGACTACCTTGCCGCACTCTTCGCACTCGCGGAACTCTTCATCTTTTGTCATAGCACACCGCCCATTGCCAAACATGCCAGGGCAACTACCATGACGCAGATCAAACCAATCACCATTTCGTTATCCATTAGTCTGCTCCATGTTTGTAAGCAATCTCTTGCCTGAAGTCAGATACCGCTTCATCAAAACAACTCGGGTGATAAATCATATCGTCCCAGCTATTTTCCCAGGGTAAATCATCAGGTAAATTTAAAGGCATCCATTTTGCAGAATGCCATATTGTTTCATTACAGTAGTCGCATTTATTCATCGAACACTCCTGCTTTCCAGACCCTTAACATCCGAACGCCATCAACTTTTTCTGCTCGGGTAGCTGGCTGCACTCCATTGCAGTACATAGAAGATGCAAATGATTTGCCTGCATAGAAAGGCAGCAGCACTGAATCACCTTCAGCCATTTCCTTCATTAGCTTTTGCCATTTACCGTACCCTCTTATTTTTGAAGGAACCTCTACATCTTTATCAATTGTTACTTTCATTGCCAATTCTCCAAGTCTGGTCTGTATTTCCAGAAGTCATCCATCACTTCATCATGGTTAAACAGACGTTGAATATCTTTTGGAGGAGTAACTCCATCCGCATAGATAGCTTCTATCTCAGTATACGGCGGCTCTTCTCTATTGCCTGGCTCGTAATACATTTCAACTACAACGCCTAATGCTGGGTGTGACCAAGATACATTACTCACCGCTGCGTCCCTCCTCTCTAATAATTAGATGCTCAATTGCTGACAAAGGATTATCTAATCCAGTAGCAAACCCATTCATCCAGCAAGTAACAGGGTCACGATCACCCCACATTTTTTTGTAACGGCGATAGTCACGCAGCTGTCTTGCCTTGCTATCACGGAAATGACTTCTCCAAAAAAGCAAGTCTTCCATCGCAGCAGTTTTAGCTGTCAATTGATTGATCTTTAACATTGAAAATCTCCTCAATAGTTTTGTGCTTAGGGATAAAGTTAATGTGCTTGTTACCAATTACCTCAGAAATAAATCCATGCAGCCCTTTATAATCTGGCTTTATGTCGTTAGCAGCGCACCAATTAAAGTAAGCTTTAACTAAAGAACTGGGATAGTAATTATCTGTATCAAATGATTCAGGCATTACGATCACCTAGCTCTTCGTTTAAATAATTAATGCAGCACTGCACGTCTAGCTGTATCTGTGCAAGGTTGTCATTCTTTTTTCTTAAGAGTTTAAAAAGCTCATCTGCTTGAGTTAATACCGCAATCATTGAGCGAACATAATGACGATCATCAAAATGCACTACGTTTTCTTTTGGCTTAGCAGAGTACGGGAACAAACTTCTTGCCACTGCTTGAATTGCTTGAGCGTCCTTGTAATCTGAACCCGTATCGTAAAGATGGTCTTGCAATGCAGCACACTCAGCTTTTACAAGCTCAGGGCACGCAGCTGAAATTAACTCAATAGAAATTACTCTTGCCATGTTTCTTTCTCCTTTTGATTGAGGCGGGAATCTGGCCCCCGCACCTACCGGATCGGGGCCAGTTCCAGCCGAGATCAT